CGACAGCATCGGCGTGAAGGCCGCCAACGCTTACCTGGCCAGATTCCAGAAGCTGTAAACCGCACAGTTTTTCCGGCACATTTTTGTGGAAGATTTAGGCTGGAAATCACTTGATAATGTCCGAAGAAAGAGCGAATATACCACTACCAAAAGGAAACAGGAAAAAAAGGAGTGAAGCATTTATGAGCAAGCGATACTACATTGCCTATGGCAGCAACCTTTCAACCGGGCAGATGCGGTACCGGACGCCGGACGCGAAGATCGCGGGGACAGCGATTCTTACCGGATGGCAGCTTTTATTCCGGGCCCATGCTACGATTGAACCGAATCCGGAAAAAAACACACCGGTGCTGGTATGGGAAATTTCGGAACAGGATGAAAAGAATCTGGACCGTTACGAAGGATATCCGGTTTACTACCGCAAGAGGGAGCTTCCGGTGGAGGTCTTCCCCATCGGCGGCGGGGAGCCGGTAAACCTTACCGCGATGGTATACCTGATGGCGGACGGACATCCGCTGCGGGAACCGTCGGAAGGATATTACCAGGTGCTGGCAGACGGATACCGGCATTTCCATTTCCCGATGCACATCCTTGAGCAGGCCCTGGCCGACACCATGGGCAGGGAGAAAGCCGTAAAGAGGATTGGAGAGTGCAGTCTGACCCGTCCAGGCAGGAAGGAGGAGCGTCATGAAGTTTCCCACTAAGGAAGAACTGAAAAAACTGAGGGAAGAATTCCCATCTGGCTGCCGGATCGTCTTGGATGAGATGGATGATGTACAGGCTCCGAAACCGGGGTCCCAGGGCACCTGCCGGGGTGTGGACGATGCCGGGAATGTCCTGGTCAGCTGGGATGGCGGCGGCTCCCTGAACATTGCCTATGGCGCCGACACATGCCACCGTGTGGCTTCCGAGAGTGAGATTAAGGAAAGCCTCGACTGGCTGGGCAGAAGCCGACACAGGGGCGCACGTTGCTCCAGGTGCGGCGCATATGAGGAAGCGGGGAACCGCCTCCTGGCGCAAAGCCGCAGGGCGGACATCACGGTGTGCGAGACCTGTGGAACTGCGGAGGCGCTTGAGGATGCAGGCCTGATGGAGCGGATGGAGCTTTCGGACTGGTGGATCGTGAAGCAGAACTGGCGGGGCTAGCACAGAAAGACGGGGCCCGAAATCATCAGGCCCCTCCTCCAGTTTACGGTATTTTACCTCCTGTTTGCAAGGACAGCAAGCGGTATGTGTGAAATACATTGCACAAAGATACCGCCATGAGATTGGTGATATAGACACACACGGAAAGGAACTACGAGGGACAGGCCCCATGCGGGGCTGTCCGGGCCAGGGCTTCCTTTTAAAGGAAGTCCCTCATGCTCATGCCGACCTCGGCGAGCTGCTCCGCCATGCTGCGGCAGTGCCACTCTTCTTCCAGTTCCTCCTCTGCTTCCTCATCCAGGGGGAAGGGGTCGCTGCCCCATCCGTTTTCCCGGTAGGCTTCCGTCCGGATCTCCTGGATGTCCCAGCGGTCGAGGTCGTATTCTTTTTCAAGCACGGTGATGCGGTTTTCGATGATCTCTTCGATTTCGGTGAAATTCTTCTTCATGGTGGTTCCCTCCGTGTGGTGTGTTTTCTTTTGTTGTGTGTATATTCGCTCTAAAACCGGTATTTATCAAGTGGATCCTGGGCCATAAATGTACCAAAGATGCGGGCGGATGATCGTGTACTTTAGCCGCTTGCTATCTCCCGCACATGACGGTAATATGCACATACCGAAAGGGAAAACAGAAAACAAAAACCAGAAACGGAGGAACAGAGCATGACGAAGAATCACGAACGGATCAATGAACTTTTTGAGGAACTGGTGCCGGGGAGCGGCAAGGCGGAGAGCCTGGCGGGGGAGCTGGTCAGGGCGATGGCAAGGATCGGGTACCGGTGGTACAACGACGGCGACCAGGTGGGCATCGGCTACGGCAGGGAGACCTGCAACCCGGCAGCCCGCTTCCTGATCCACAAGGGGAACAAAGAGGTCAGCGACCTGGCGGCATCCATTTGGGGCATCTACAGCGAGGAGGCATACGAGAAACTTATCGACCTTCTTGCCGGGGCGGTTGCCGACTATGTGGAGGGCCATCCGGAGCTTCGCACCCTCCCGACCACCGACATGTGGGACTTGCGGGATCCTGACGAGGATGTGGACGACTGGGACGAGGAGAAAGAGAACTGGTAAACCGGACACACCGGGAGCTTCCGAAAGGAGGCTCTTTTGGTGCTTCAGCGTTTCCAGACGGCTGTAAGATACACTATTTACGGCGATTATCTTTGTGTACATTATGGCTGCGATATGACTTGCTATATCCGGTCGCTGACGGTAAGATACACACAACAAAACACGAAGGGAGAAAACACCATGAAAACGACATTTTACCTGGACGGGAAGAAAACCACAAAGAAGGCGGTCAAGGAGCTGATTGGTGAGGAGCGGCTTAAGAGGATCCTCGAAGAAGCGAAGGAAACTTTTTTTGAAGATCCGCTGGTCCAGAACGACTTCTTCATCGGGAACGGGATGCTGACCATCGAGTTCGCCTGAGACCATGCAGGCCGGCAGGGGCAAGGGGCTGGGAAACCGGCCTTTTGCCGGTGCCTGTCTGTGACGCAGCTATACTGTACACAGTTTTTTACTGTGATTTTTGTGTGTATTATACTTCCGGATCCACTTGCTATCTTCTGGGACTGACGGTAAGATACACACAACAAAAGCAAAGGAGGAGCGGAACATGCAGGATTGGAGAAGCTGGGAAACAGGAAGGAAGACGATTTACGAAGGCACGGAATTTGATGGAAGCTTCCATTTTGAGGGCGTGATCACCGAGGTACATGAAGACCACCTGATCTGTGAAGCCGAAGGGATGCACCTTTGGGTGGATGATGACACTGCGGAATCCTTCCGGTAATCAGAAAGAGGATGGCAGTGGCAAGGGGCTGGGGCGACCGGCCTTTTGCCTCTGCCTGGCTCATCCGTCCCATAATGTACACCAAAACCGGCGCTTATCTTTGTGTACATTATGATGCCACATGGCCTTGCTATATCCGGCAGGTGACGGTAAGATACACACAACAAAAGCAAAGGAGCGAAAGCAGATGAAAACACAGGAAAAGAGATTCGGATACGGCAGGGTGAAATACCATAAGGAGAGCGATTTTCCCTGCGAGATCGATTACAACGGCTGCCACTGGCACCGGACGCCCTACGGATATACATTCCGGGAGACCGGGATGGAGAATTATCTCTACGAAACCTACGACAGGGAGGAAGACCTGAGGCTCTACGTAGACGCAGCCGGCAACATCTGGGACGAGAAAGAACACGGGATTTTATAACGGGCGGCGGGTGTGGCAAAACGCCATGCCCGTTTTCTCTTGCCCGCAGCGGATAAAAGGCGGGGGTATACTCACCAATTTCCATTGCAGATGATTGTGTACTTTAGCCGCTTGCTATCTCTCCCACCTGACGGTAATATGCACATACCGAAAGGGAAAACAACAGAAACGGAGGAATGCAGGATGTGGCATGAAGGCAGCATTAAAATTGGAAAGGACATCTTCCACTATTGGGTGAAGGTGGCCGGGGAGGCAAGTGAGATCTTTGGACTGAACGGCGGGCGGATCATCAAGCTGTCGCTGAAGCGGGACGGCAAGTGGGTCAGCAATTATGACAGGGGCTGGGACATCCGCCCCGCGGACCAAAACACGGAGATGGCGCTGGCAATTTTGATGAAGGATTACAATTAAGGAAAGGGGCGGAAATATGACGGAAATGGAGATGGCTGTATATGAGAAGGCGGACGACGTACAGTACATGATGGCGGAACTGGAGCACCATCTGCATGGGATCCGCTATGACCCTGGCAGGGCAACGGCTGCGGATGTGAGGGATCTTACAGAAATCCAGGAGTGCATTGGGAAAGCGGTATGTTTGGCAAAACAGGTGTCCGACCGGATGCAAGGCTAAGGGAAAACACAGGGATACACAGAAATCAGGGCTTCCTTGCGAGGCCCTTTTTTGATGCTTATTTTTACAAGGAAGGAGGGATGCCGCATGGCGACCAGGGGACGGAAACCAACGCCTACAGCCATCAAGATGCTGGAGGGGAATCCGGGCAAACGCCCGCTGAATACAAAAGAGCCAAAGCCTGCGAAGAAAGCGCCGAGCTGTCCGAAGTGGCTGGAGCCGGAAGCAAAGAAGGAATGGCGCAGGCTTGCAAAGCAGATGGAGCAGATCGGCATCCTGACAGAGGTGGATATGGCAGCTTTCGCCGGATACTGCCAGGCGTATGCCCGTTGGAAGGAGGCGGAGGAATTCATTACCCAGCATGGATCCATTGTGAAAGCCCCGTCGGGCTACTGGCAGCAGGTGCCGCAGGTCTCCATTGCGCAGACTTACCTGAAGATCATGAACCGGTTTGCGGAGCAGTTCGGCCTGACGCCCTCCTCCAGGAGCCGGATCATTGCCGAAGATAACAGCGGCGGGACTATCGATGAGATGGAGGCGCTTTTGGGAGGTGGCAGCTGATGACGGAGACAAGGCCGAAGGATTATCCGAGATTGAAAGATTACAAACCCTCCCGGTTCATGCTGCCTACTTCACACTATGATAAGGCAAAGGCAGACCGGGCGGTGACATTTATTGAGAACCTCCGCCACACCAAGGGAAAATGGGCGGGGAAGCGTTTCTGGCTGCTTCCCTGGCAGGAACAGATTGTGCGGGATGTGTTTGGCATCGTGGATGGGCAGGGAAAACGGCAGTTCCGAACTGTGTTTGTCGAAATAGGAAAGAAAAATGGAAAGAGTGAGCTTGCCGCTGCCGTGGCACTTTACCTTCTGTATGCGGACGATGAGCCGTCTGCGGAGGTTTACGGTGCTGCCGCCGACCGCCAGCAGGCATCCATCGTTTTCGATGTAGCCAACCAGATGGTGCAGATGACCCCGGCCCTGCTGAAGCGAAGTAAGATCATGGGCGCTACCAAGCGGATTGTGAATTACGCAAACGCAGGTTTCTACCAGGTGCTGTCGGCGGAGGTAGGGACGAAACATGGACTGAACGTCTCCGGTCTTGTGCTGGACGAGGTTCATGCGCAGCCAAACCGGAAGCTCTATGATGTCCTTACCAAAGGATCCGGCGATGCCCGTGAGCAGCCGCTGTATTTCCTGATTACCACAGCGGGGACGGACCGGGAAAGTATCTGCTATGAGCTCCATATGAAAGCATTGGATATCCTGGAGGGACGGAAGATTGACCACACCTTCTATCCTGTCATCTACGGCCTGAAGGACGATGATGACTGGAATGATGAAAAGAACTGGTATAAAGCAAACCCTTCTCTCGGTCAGACCATCCAGATTGAGCGTGTCCGGGATATGTACCGGGATGCTTTGGATAACCCGGCAGAAGAAAATGTGTTTAAGCAGCTCCGCCTTAATATGTGGGTATCGAGCCTGACCCGATTTATCCCGGAGCACATCTATGATCTTGGGAATACTCCCATTTACCTGGAGGCGCTCAAAGGCCGGGAGTGCTACGGAGGGCTGGATCTTTCCAGCACCGGTGACATTACTGCCTTTGTGCTGATGTTTCCTCCAAGGACGGAGGATGAGAAGTATATCCTTCTCCCCTATTTCTGGATCCCGGAGGAAACCATTCCCCTTCGTGTGCGCCGGGCATCCGTCCCCTATGACGTCTGGTACCAGCAGGGCTATCTGATGGCGACAGAGGGAAATGTGGTCCATTACGGATTTATTGAGAAATTTATTGAAGATCTGGGTAAGAGGTATCATATCCTGGAAATCGCCTTTGACCGCTGGGGCGCGGTGCAGATGACGCAGAACCTGGAAGGCATGGGATTTACCGTTGTTCCGTTTGGGCAGGGATTTAAGGATATGTCTCCGCCGACGAAGGAGTTTTATAAACTCCTGATGGAAGGCCGTATTATCCACGGCGGCCACCCGGTCATGCGCTGGATGGCGGGAAATGTGGTAGTAGATACCGATCCGGCAGGAAATATTAAGCCGACAAAAGCGAAAAGCCCGGAAAAGATCGATGGTGTTGTGGCTGCAATCATGGCTTTGGACCGCTGTATCCGGAATGAAGGAATCCAGCAGGGAAGCATTTATGATGAGCCAGGGCGCGGGCTGTTGGTGTTTTAGATGGAAAAATTATAATAGAGTATGATTTAAAGAGGCATTTTGATGGGAGGATAGATAGCGATGGGATTTTTCAGTTGGCTGGGTTTTGGAAAGCCCAGGGATGCGCCGGAAGGCACAAAATCAGAAAGAACTGGTCTGCCAGAGATCACAGATAACGTTCGTGACTC